TTTTGAACGTTGAAGTGCCGCCTTGGTAGCCAAGAATTAAACCTTTGAAGAAATTAGACCCAACAGCGTGGCCGGTGCTAGCTTCCACGACAGTGGCGCTCTTCAGTGTCCAGTACAGGCTTCCTGTGGCAAATGGACCAGCACCTACCCGAGTGGCGACCAGATCAAAACGGATGATGATTCGATCAGATCCAGAAGGGCGGTAGCCTTCCACCACGCTGACAACTTCGCCAGCCTTGTAACGATTCGGATCAGCGTTGGCAAAGTATGTGGATCCCGGTGCTGTATCTGTGTTTAGCGGTGGGTTGGTAATAATGTCTGCACCAAAGAAATTACGGTAGGCAATCATGAACTGCCATGCACGACTAACTTCTGGAATGTCAGGTGTACCAGGTGCACCGGTGCCAAAGCGGTATTGATACTTTTCAAGTGTGATAGCTGTTGGCTGCGTTGTTTTTATGCTTTCGCGGTAAGTCGCAATGGCGCTGGTTTCTTTATTGCTCCACAAGCTGCTGATCTTGGCAATGCGTCCATTAACCAAAAAGCTGAGAGTTGTGCCAAGTGCAGGATGGGTCCATGGGTATTCTTCGTTTCTGCTGGCATCAAGAACGACAACATCCCAGTCGGGGCCATTGATGTAAACAGCATCTGCACTGGTGCGTGGGCGCATCCTGTATTCCAACGCCCTACCCGTTGGATTTGTGATGCGGATGTAGTTGTACTGATCTGTAGGGGTATCGCCAACCACCGCGAACGTGCGTCCAACTGGCGCCCAGTCATCTTCGCTAGTAGATCCGGCGTATCGGACATCAAGCGAAAACAGGCTGACACGTTTGGCGTAACTATTGATGTTGCCTGTTTGATATTGGCTGCCGCGTTCTTGTGCTCGGCGCAACACCTCGGGCGCTGGCACAGTGATGAAGTTGCACAGGTTGTTGTACCTCAGCCACACCTGACTGCGGATGCCAATTTCAGTGACTTCGCACGGGCGTGTGTTTTGTACAACCGCGACATTAGCTTTGCAGATCGGGAAGAACGCCTCGTCAAGAATCAGATCTTTGCCGTTAATTCCCTTGGACGTACCATCGTCGTTGCTAATACCCAAGTAGGTTTCATCTGCGCCTTCAATGATGCGCTGGTTTGGTACGCCAAACACCACGGGCTGCAAGCCACCTTCTTTGGAGAATCCACCGATCTTGCGGATACAACGAAGCGTGGCAAGCAGCGGAATTGATTTCGCATCAGCATCTACACCTGAAGCAGCAGGCTCCAAATGCCAGTAGCCGTCGGTGCCGTAAGCAGTTGCTCCATCTAGTTGCTGGCGCTTTGTGACTTGCCACAATCCAGTTCCAATGATGAACTGCTCGCCAACCTGCAAAGCGGCATCTTGTGCGCTGTGCTCATTTTCAAGCGTGTTACGCAGCTCTTGCCCTTGTGAGCTTTCGCTTTCGTAACGAATATCAAGCTCTAGTGCTTGACGACCAACACCGACAACAACAAGCAGTTCTGTTCCGATATCGCCCTCGTAAATCTTGGCTTTGAAGTCACCGAATGTGGTAATTGTGCTTTCAACTGTTGTGGCATTTGTGTACCAAATGCCTGTGCGGCGTGAGTAGTTGGCGCCTGTTCCTGGCATTGCCTGCCAGATCATTTCACTGCGCGTAGGGAATGTGCCAGAAATCCATTTGCGGATGTCTAGCGGTGCGAAATCTTTGTCCTCATCACGCACACCCGGCTGATCGTTGACGGCAATCACCTGCCAGTTCAGACGAAGTGATGTGCCATTTGGAATGGGCGAGTACACACCAAATGATGTGTTGTTTGATGGCGTAAAACTTGAGCAGAACGCAAGACTTGCCGCACCGGCTTTTGATGGCGCCCGAAACGGCTCAACCTCTGCCATTAAGTTGCCGTTTAGCAGGTGCTCACGACCAAAGCGGTTATCAGTGCCAGAGCCGTCGCGGTAGTAAAAAGCGTAATCATCAACAGCACCCGGATCAATCGTGTTGTTGCCGAGGAATAAGTTGCCAAATGCACCACTTGGCCAATCAGAGCGCAAAGGCAGTGGACCTTGCCCGACTAGGTATTGAAGTTCAACAATCTGATAAGCACCGCGACTTAGGACACGGCTCCAGACGAGTTGTGGCGATACAAGTAGGCCGTCGCCTGCAAGCGATGACTTTTTAGTAAAAATCAGCGGGATTGCTGCACCGTATGCGGCAAGGTCTTGCTGAGATTCAAAGCCAAAACTAGGCGCAAAACGATCTTGACCTGTAACACCTGCCAGTGAAATCGTGCCACCATCGCGGCGTCGCGTATCAACTGCGCGTGGCTTTGGTGTTAAAAAGAAACTGACAGCTGTTGAAGCAAGCCCGATGACAAGACTGATAATCGCAACAGTTAGACCTGCGTCGGCAACAATGGCATCAGCAGGAATAGGCTTGCTATTTGCTTTTATTTCGGCAACAAATTGTTCGTATTCTTCCCGCGAAATGCCCAGCATCTCGATGAGCTGGCGCTCGTAGGGCAGCAGGGGGAGTCGAACAGTGCGGTTATAGGGCACCATGCCACCGCCTTCACCGCTCTGTTGATGTACAGGATGCCGTTCTGCCATGTCACACCGAAGGCTCGGTCCTGCGACAGCAGTACCACATCACCATCATACGCAGGACGGTCAATACGATCTCCCCACGTCAATAAATCGCGGGCGAATGACCGGAACGATGCGTCGTACCAGGCACGCTGAAATGGTGGGTCGGTAATGCCAAGCCTGCGGTGGACTTCGTAGACCAAATTGATGCAGTCAATCGGACCCGTTGATCCGTCTGCCTCAAGCTGATACCGCCGTCCTATTAGGTCGCTACAGTCGCACACTAGAGGTTGTTGGGATGCTGCCGACAACTGAACGTGCGATGCGACGGGTTGGGGTGTCGTTACCAACTGCGTCCAACACCGTACTGACTGATACGTTGATGTTGGCGTCCGACCATGATGCGGTCGTAATTACGCCAACATAGGTAAACAAAATCTGATCGGCGGACGCAGAAGGTTCGGCTGGATCGCTTGGGATAATTGTGCGCACTGTGGCGAACCACCGCTCTGCAACAGCAGTGTCCACAATGCCGCGTGCCAGTGCATTGTTCGGAAACACTAGGTTGGCTTCCTTTAGGTCGCCTTGACGGTCTGTTGAAATACCAGAAAAGCCGAAAGGCAAAAAGTTATGGTCTAGGTCTGTGGTGGTGCCGCCAAAGTCAATCGCCAATTTGACGGTGCGGTTGATCCAGTAATTCTGAAACCGCAAAACTTCGCCTGCTGCATTACGCAGACCTAGGTACTGGGCAAGAGCTAGTTCCATCAGCGCATACCGAGGCGACCACGGGTTGAGCGATTGTTCTGCAGACTCTTGATAGCACGGCGTTCACCTTGTACGGCACCTTCCGTAGCGGCCTTGCGCATACCAAGTCTGAACTCTTCTGCGGTGACGTAATCCACGCTGTTGATTCGCTCCACGGTGTAGCGGACATCAATTGGGGCGCTGTCTACCGCCGCAGTGCCCATACCAGCACCGCTGTCACCGCTTCCAGGAATTACGGCAGCGCCACGAGAACCTGCGGAATACCGCGACATTGCGGCAGACATCTTGCTGGCGGGGATGACGTATTCAGGTTCGCCGCCTTCGCCGATTAGTGCGCGAGTAGGGCCAGTGACAAAACCGCCAGTAGCAAACGGCGTAAAGCCGGAGCCCTGCCAGTTGTAGCTTCCCAAGCTGGGTCCAAGACCTAAAGAATCTGTGTTAAACGCATCTGTAGCGACTTTGCCGCCGTAATCGGTTCCCCCACCGCTACCGGACACAGCCCCAAGTGCCTTGAGGATTGTTTGGAGCGTAATCATCACTAGCTGCTTGGCAATAATTTCAGCGGCCATTGAGACAAAAGCCTCGCCGATGCTCTTGAAGAAATTAGATAGTGCTTCCTGCGCGGTCTGTGTTCCTGTGACTAAACCTTGGAAAGCTTGACTAAAGGCGCTGCCGATTGCATTAGCTCCGGTCACTGCCGCATTGATTGGATCTGTGAGCTCGTTAAGCTCTCCGCGTATTTGTGCCAATGCGGCAGCGGCGCGTTGCGCACCGGTAGGACCTTCACCGGGACCTTGTGTAGCTTGGCCTCCTATCACTGCACGTTGTTTTTTGAGTACGTCCAATTGTTCTTTAAGTTTGTCTACTGCCGCACCACGTGCCTGCGCCTCTGTAATAGTCGCTTCTGTCAATACAATTTGAGCTTCAACAGCCTTAATTTGATCTGCGTTGTATTGCAATTGCTGTGCAACTAAGCGCTCAAAGTTGACAATGCGCTCGGCTTCGGCAGGTAATATCCCTTCCATTACTAAGCGAAGATAAGACTGACTAGCCGTTAGCTGTAACTCTTGTTCACGACGCAACTCAACAAAGGGTTGAGCAGCATCTACGCGAGAGCGCTCTAGGTTTACTTTTTTCTCTAGTTCTAGTCGGTCAAGTACCAGCTGAGATATAGCTTGCTCTAGGCCAGCTTCTGCATTAAGTAGTTGTAGTTTATAGGTATAAAGTTGTACTGTTTCTTGTGTTGTGCCGTTTCTAGCAGCTTCAATTAACGCTATCTCTCGTTCAGTATCAAACGCGGCAAGTCTCTGCTTATAA